ATGCCGCGCTTTTTTCTCGCGGCGGATTTCATCGCGGAGATCCCGTTGCGCCTTGATGGTCAGTATCCACTGCCCCGTCTCTGTCCCCTGGTACCAGAACTCAGACTCTTGGCCGGCTTCCGTTCTCTTGGACGGAAGGGGGACAACAAATTTGTGCGCCTCGGCTACCAACTTCCCCGTCAGAAACTCACCCTCTTCCTCGTCGATAAGCCGGAGCTCAAACATGCGTCGCGATTTCAGGTCTTGCACCAGCTTCCAGTCCTTTGCGGCTTTGGCTTCAGCAAGATCCTTTTCGTAAGCCTCTTTCGTCACGCGACGTGACCATGCAATACGCTGACGCTTCGGCAGGAATTTCACAAAAGCCCGAGGAAAATTTGCCATGGCATGGGTGCTCAATGAGTTGGGCGGCATTCTGCCCCTGGCGTTGCTCGAGCGGCATACTTGGCAGATGAGCTCCTCCTCGCGCCCTCGCGTCTACCTGGCCGGCCCCGATGTCTTCCGGCCCGACGCCGCGCATTACTTCGCCCTGCTCGCGGCCGCGTGCGAACGCATTGGGCTTCAGGCGCTGGCCCCCTTCGACGAGTCGATCACGCCCACCACGTCACCGCACAGCATCTACGCCAGCAACATCGCGATGCTGCGATCTGCCGACGGTGTGGTGGCAAATCTCGCGCCGTTCCGAGGCGCTGAGCCCGATTCAGGAACAGTGTTCGAGGTGGGCGCGGCCGTGGCGCTGGGCCTGCCTGTGATCGGCTACGGCCTGCCGCCTGGCGACTATGCGGCCCGAGTTCCAAGCGCCCAGCGCGATGACAAAGGCATGCTGCGTGACGCGGATGGCCTGGCCGTCGAGGACTTCGGGCTATCGATGAACCTCATGCTGGCGCGCTCGGTGATGGTTGCCTCAACGGCAGAAGAGGCGCTGCAGCTCGTCGCTCGCGCCATTGCCGAAAGGCGGTAGGTGCAGGCCCAGCGCTGCTGGGGCTAGTTCTCAGGGCTCTGTGGAGTCGGCGTACCGCTCGCAGATGGTGCCGGCGCTGTGGGCAGCGTCAGCGAACTGCCCCAGCTCCCGAAGAGCCGTTCCACTCCCGCTGAGCAGGTCGGTGAGCAGATCGAGGGCGGCTTCGGCTGGCGGGCTTCCGCCGGCAGCCGCGGGCGCTGTGGTGGCTGCGCGGACGGCGGCGCGATAGGCGTCAAGCTGTTCGCGCAGCCGGCGTTCAGCAGCACCAGCACGGCCAGCATCGTCCCGAGCACGGGCAATCTGTTTTTGACCATCTTGAATCACTCCATCGACGCGAGCGCGCCAGGTCTGTTCTTGGGTGCGCGCGGCGCGCTCGGCCAGACGGCCGGATTCGGCCTGCGAAGCACGGTAGTCGGCGAGATCCTTGCGCGCGGTCGTAGCATCAGCGCGAGCACCAGCTGCGCGCGTGCGCTCGATGCCGGCCGTGGCCAGTGTGGCGACGAGAGCGAGGCCGAGCACCCACAGCAGAGGAGTCTTGAAGTCGGGCAGCATCGTTTCCCCCTACTGCGCAGCAATGCAGGCTTGGTGCCGCGCCTGCTGTCGTAGCCACACGCCCTTGCAGCCTTTCGGGCCCCAGTTCTGTGGCAGCTTGCAGTCCCGACCGGCCTGGAAGCGCCAGTTGAGCAGCGCATCGCAGGCGGCCCGCGGCTGGCCGGCGAGCAGAGCACGCCGCATGCTTGAGCCCGACCAGTTCGACATCCCGTACTGGCCCACGAAGTCGATGTAGAGGTCGAACTCCTCCTGCGTCATGCTCACACCGGGCAACGAGGCGGCGAAGCGCCGCTCTTCGACGCGGTTGAGGTTGCGCGCGAGCTCTTCAGCGCGACGGCGCGTGATGGGCGGATCAGCGAGCGTCACGCGCGTGCCGCCTTCGTAGCGCGTCGATCCGTGGCCGATGGTGGGGACATCGCCCTCGGTCGGGATGTAGGGCTTCAGCACCTCGACGCCATCCGAGCGGACTGCGATGGGCCCCGTGCCTTCGTGCTGCACCCAGGCGGCGAAGCCAGCCGCCGAGAGCGTCAGCGCGGCTACTGCGATGCGCACGCCCTTCATCAGTCGTCCCTACCCAGTTCGCCGAGATCGGTGTCGGAACGCATGCCAAGGCGAAGGCGAGCAACGCGCAGCTCATGTTCGACGACCTGGCGCCGGTTTGCCTCACGCTTGTAGTACCAAGCGACCAGCAGGCCCGCGACGGCAACGAATGCGCCGACCAGCCCGAAGAATTCGTTCGAGAGGAACCAGCCGACGCTGGTCATGCCTACGCCGGTGGCAGTTGCTTTTCCGCCCACGGCGGCCAAGGTGTCGATGGTTTCGTTGCGCATGAGCCCAGATGATTCCGAGCTGAGCGCCAACGGTCGAACCCCAGAGGGGGTTGGTACGCAACCAGAAAGCGTCCGCCATGTGGGACACTGGAAGCCCTACAGGAGACAGCGCATGAGCAGCAGCTACACCGGCCTCTACGTCCAGAGGCTGAAAGACGGAACGATCGTCAATGTGCAGGTTGTCGATACGGCCGGCGGCAATTACGCCCTCGATCCCCACATTTATATCCAGCGTGGATGCAAGCCACCGATCGATGAACTCCCCGATCTTGCGGACTACAAACCCCAACCCCCTGCGAGACAAATCTCGCCACTCATAGAGGCACTGCACCACTGGAACCAAAAGACCCGACAGGTCACTGGGGAAGCGATCCAAGGCTTCGAGATGGCTGGTTGGATCGCTCGTGACAAAAACGGGAATCTGGCCATGACCACGCCGGGCCGTCAGGTGCTCCGCGACAACGGCTTCCCCGGCTGATTCAGGCTTCAGAAGCTCGAGCCCGGGCCAGATCCTCCCGCATCTGAGCACGCATCACACGCGGCGCGGTATCGGCGATCCGCTCATCCTTGGACTTGCGCATCTCGCGCACCCGGCGCATCACGTCGGGGATGCGCACCAGCATCGGCTGCTCGGGGTTCTTCCGGTTCCACGCGGCCACCTGGTCGCGAGCTTCCTGCACCTTCTGCTGATCGCCCTCGAAGATGCCCTGTGCCCACAGCGCCCGGATCTCCTGCGCACGCAGGTTGTAGAACGCCTTCGCGCCCTGGTTGATGCCGTTCGCCTCCTGGATGGTGGCCACGCTGTTCGGCTGGAAGCCGATGCCCTTGAGGGCCGCCTCCAGCGTGTTCGTGTCCAGCACCTTGTAGCCCTTGGCATCCCGGTACATGCCAGTCGCGGCCATGTCCACGCCCTTGGCCGCGTTGCGCACCGCTGCGGGCGACATTTCCAGCAGTCCGGCGCCCACGTCGCCGGTGAGCATGCTGCGACCGCCGGAGAGGATGCGGCTGGCGAAGTCGCCGGCCGGGCCCGCGATCTCCAGCAGGTCGCGCGCGTGGCTGGTCTTCTCCAGCAGCAGGCCGGTGCCGGGGATGAGGTTCCCCATGCCAAGGCGGCCCGACACGTCCAGAGGCGCGCCGGGCAGACCGCTCACGCCCTTGTCGATGAACTGCGCGATCGACTTCGGCAGCAGGCTCTCCAGGAATTCCTGGCGGGCCTTCTTCGTCGAGAAGTTGTAGCCAAGCATCTGCGCCAGCGCGTCGACCGCATCCTCCAGGTCTTCCTCGAACGGCAGGCCGCCGGCGCCGCCCATCAGCATCAGCATGCCCAGCGCCAGCAGCGCGGCGCGCTTGCCCTCGGGCCCGCCCTGCGTGTACATGCGGTGCAGCAGCTCGAGGTAGGCCACCGAGTAGGTCTTGAAGGTCATCAGCGTTCCGCCGATCGCCCCCCTGCCCCACTCCATCTTGTTCGCCTTCGAGTAGAGGAACTGCGTTTCGGTGATCGCCTTGCGAGCGAACCCTGCCGGGTCATCGATGCCCTGCGCCTTCGCCGTGCGGTAGGCCGCGACGAACGTGATGCGGCGGTTCACCTGCTCGGCGGCGCCGAAGAGCTTCCCCCAGGCCAGCGACAGGCGCGACAGTGCGTTCTGGCCCATCGCGCGCAGCTCGCCGCCGCGCGTGCCGTCGCCGGAGCGCAGGGAGCTCGCGCCGCGCGCCTGCGCCATCAGCTGATGCACCTCCTGCGGGCTCACGGTGCCCTCGTCCTCGGCGCGCTTGAGCGCCGCGGCGAGATCCGGTTCGTACTCGAAGCCGCGCGTGGCGATGTTCTTGGCCGCCCGGCCGATCTGCGCGGCCGCGGCGCGCGCGCCGCCGTACTGGCTCAGCCACGGCATCGTCACAGCGATAGGCTGGGTCATGTTCACGAACGCCGACGCGACCGAGCCGCCCAGGTACTGCGCGAACAGCAGCCCGCGCACCGCCTGCGCCTCCTCCTGCGGGTTCTTCACATAGTCGGCCAGGCGCACGGCGGCATCTTTCAGCTCGCCCTGTTCCTTCGGGATGGCCTGCACCGCCTCGCCGAGGTCGCCCATGTGCAGGCCGGCGGCCGTCTGGCGCGCGTTCGAGTAGATGAAGGAAGCCAGCACGCGGCCCACGTCTTCGCTGAAACCGGCGATGCCCTTGCGATGGATCAGCCGCCGCATTGCGCTGCGGTTGGTCTTCGTCAGCCGCAGGTATTCCTGGAAAGCCTGGTCCTGCGCGCTTTCGCCGGTCGAATCGAGGCCAAGGGCATTGCCGAAGAGTTCCAGCGTCTCGGGCGTCACGCCAGCGAAGAGCTTGAAGGCCTCCTCCGAGAGCGTGCCTTGGGTGACGGTGGCATCGCCGAACTCTTCCCGCATCTGGGCGGCCATGTTGTTGGCCTCGCGCGCCGTCTCGAACAGGCCGAAGTACTGCCGCTCCCCGGCAGCGTCCACCACGTCGACCGAGTAGCGGCCGAAGCGCGACAGCGGCGCATACCCGCGGGCCTGCAGCTCGCGCACCTTGTCGGCTCGGTCGATGATGCCGTTGGCGGTGTTCAGGATCTGAGTCGCGCGGTCAGGCTGCTCGTTGGCCAACTGCACCAGGTGATCGCGCAGCAGCACGGCCGCCGCTTGGGCGTCCGGCGCATCCATCACCATGCCACGCATGCCCTTGGCATCGTCGCCCACGAAACGCAGCATGTCGGCGCGTGCCATCGTGTCCAGGCTTCGGTCGGTCGTCTCGCGGAACTCGTGGTAGAGCGCGATCTGGTCGTCCGTGAGCTTGAACATGGAGCGCAGCTCCGCATCGGTCCAGACGACGCCCGGCTGCAGCATGCGCGACTCGAAGCGCGTGCTGATGGCCTTCTCATAGGATTCCATTGGCATGCCCTGCCATGCCTTCAGCATGCGCTCGTCGATCTGCCCGTTTCGCAGCAGGCGCTGCGCCTTCTGGTCGGCCGACAGCTCGGCCGCCGCGTCGATGAGCGACTGCACCGGTACCGGCATGCCCTGTTCGTCTCGCGCCCAGGTCAGCGTGCCTTCGAAGACCGGCTTCGCCACTGCGGCGTTGTCGGCCGCGGCCACCGGCGCTTTCTTGATATCGCGCCACGTCTCCAGCTTCGGCAGCAGCTTGGGCGCCAGTTCGGCCGCGTCGTTGGCGTAGAAGCTCACGTCGTCGACGAACCCTTGCGCTGAGTCGAACACCGCCTTGAAGGCTGGCGAACGCTCCGCGAGGTTGTACATGGTGCCCACGGTCTTGTGCCACCAAGACAACTTGCCGGGCGCATTGAAAGTCTTATTGAGCTCGGCGGTGGCCTTCTTGGCGAAGTCCTGCACCGTGGATCGGCTGAACCGGATGTCCGAGGTGCCAGCGTCGAATGCCCCACTGTTGCCGATGGCCGATTTCACCTGGCTGGGATCGAACGCGACGATCTCCACCGAGCCATCTTCGACAGTGAGCGTCACGCCGTCATGCCCCATCGCGCGCAGGTTCGCCGTGAAGCGATCGACCTGGGCCTGCGTGGCCCGCTTCAGCCGGGCCTTGATCTCCGGCGTGGCAACGTAGGGGTTCGTGACCGCGAAATACAGCGGCATGACGCGCTGCCCACCGCCTCCGCGCTTGGCGCCGGCATAGTAGTTGGCGTCCGCCGGGTCGCTCGCACCGTAGACGCCGCGGCCGAGCCAGCCTACGTCTTTTCGGTTTGGGTGCTCGGTATCGAACGCGGTGAAGTCGTCTCGCGTGCCGTGGAAAAATACGAGCGGGCGGCCTTGCGCATCAACGGGTCCGAGTCGCCCAGGTGCGCCGCCATCTCGGCCGGGCCCACCGGCGGCAGCTCCGCCAGCAGTTCCTCCAGATCCTTGCGTGCTGCTTCGGGTGTCTTTGAGGCTTCCATCCTGCCCACTGTACCAGTGCCAGAAGTTCGCTACACCTTCGTCGTTGGCGGCGATGGGGGTATCGAGGCTGTTGGTCGAGGCGGGGCCTGCGTCACCACGGCTGAAGCGCAGCCCGTCGCCGGGCCCGTCGTCCGGGCCGCCCTGCTCAACGAAGCGCCGAGCCGGCAGGATGAAGTTGCGCACGATCTCGTCGTCCGTCATCCGCAGGTTGCTGAAACCCGGCACGTGCTGGCGCAGCCAGGTGCGGATCGCGGCGATGGCGCGGCGCACGAAGTGCAGCTCGGGGTGTGTCTGCGCCATTTCGGCCAGGACTTCCTCCGCCGCGGCGCGCCGGTCGAGCTTGTTGACGCCGCGCAGCCCGTATTCCTTGATCTTCGCGTCCACGTCAGCGCGGCGCATGGTGCCGATCTGGTTCAGCACGTCGTCCAGCCCCTTGCCGAACTGGCCGCGCAGCCCGTGGTGGCCGAGTACTTCGTGAAAGAGCACGCGCGCCGCATCGTTGGCCGTGGGCAGCCGCGAGGCCATCAAGTAGGCCTTGCCACGGTAGTAGAAGCCCTCGGGAGCGCCCCGTGCGCCGCCGCTGCGCTGCTTCAGGTCCGCGCGGCGGGCCGCCTCGGGCACAACCGGGTCACCCATGTCGAACGCCACGATCACCTCGGGCCCGTTGCCCCAGCCTGCGCGGATCGCCTCCACCGTCTTGGTCACAGACGCTACAGCCTGTGCGCGAGCCTGCGGCGAGTAGTTGGGCAGGAGCGCCCGCATGGCTCTGGCTGCCTCGGGCGACAGCATTTCGGTCCCGTCCCGGCGGAACTGCGCATCGTCGGCGCCACCGCCGAACTCCTCGAGCGTATCCCCGAACCCCTGCTCGATGAGCTGCTGGCGCTGCTCGGCCATGGCCTTCTGCAGGGCGGGTCGCTGGTTCAGCGGGATGTCCGGCCCCTTCGCCACGAGCCGGCGCTGCACCCGGCGATGTGCCTCGCGTGCTGACTCCAGCTCCTTCGCCTGGGCGAATGGCTTGCCGGCCTGCTCGCGCAATTGCACTGCCGCCTGCTTCGCTTCCGTGATCTTCGCATCGAGGTCGACGATGTGCGCCGGGAGACGGTTGATGTAGTTGCCGAAGCGGGTCAGGATGCCCGCCGCCGACGGCAGCACGTCCCTGGCCGGCCGATAGGAATCCAGCCCACCGGTGGGCGAATTGAGCTCCACGTGGTCGGGCGTGCCTTCCAGCATGAAGGTCACGCCTCGGTACTGGAACTCCTCCTGCCCGCCGCTTACGAACACACGATCGATGCCCCGCTTGACGGCCTTGATAGCCGCTTCGCGGTCGGTGATCGTCTTCCCGGCAACGGTCAGGCCAGCGAAGCCATCCTTGGGCACCGGGTTGGCCTCGGCGGCAGCCTGCAGACCTCGGAACGTTTCCAGCTCCTTCGGGCCCCAGTCTTGCGCGAAGCGTTGTTGGTCGCGCGCCTGGCGCACCATCGAAGCCGTTTCGTCCGCGTGGGAGGCTTGCAGTGATTCGAGGCGGCGCACATCGTTGCGTAGCCGTGTTTCTTCCAGGATGAGCGGGTCGCCCGAGGCGGCGGCCTTCATGTCGGCCGCGTTGGCGGCCTCCCCCTCGATGTCGTCGATCTCGTTGAGGGTGCCGTCGTACTTACGCAGCTGCTCGATGCCGCGAGCCTTGTGCTCCAGGATCTGCCACCGGCGGGTGTCGTAGGTCTGCTCGGTGGCGTAGCGGTAGATTTCCACCTCGAAACCATCCGGGTCACGAGCATAGAGCGCATTGCCGCGGCGGATGATGCGGCCCTCGCGTTGCTCCAGGTCGCTCGGGCGCCAGGGCGCGTCGATGTGATGCAGCCCGACCAGGCGCTCCTGCACGTTGGTGCCGGCGCCCATCTTCGGCGTGGAGCCCAGCAGGAAGCGGATGTCGCCCCGATTCACCGCCTTGAACAGCTTGTCCTTCGCTGCGGGCGTGTTGTAGTCGTGGATGAAGGCGATTTCGCGCTCCGGCACGCCGCGCGCCATCAACTTGCCCTTGATGTCGTCGTACACCGAGAACGCGGTGGCTCCCGACATGCCTGCGATGTCGGCCAGCGAGATCGATTCGGTTTCCTCGGTGTCGATCTCGTTGGCGTTGTTGTAGTCGTCGATCTCGTCCTGCTGGAGGTCGCCGATGCGGTCGCGGGCGTCGATCCAGCGCTGGCGGCGGCCGTCGTCGTTCAGGGCCTGCGCCGCCCAGTCGGTCGCAATGCCCTTGGCCGGCAGGCCGGTGTGCACGCGCAAGCCCGTGGCGGCGTCGTAGATGGCGAAGGCCTTGGCGTCCTTGCCGCCCTCCTTCACCACGAAGAACGGCAAGTCTTCGTGGCCGCGAACCGTGTGCATGGTGCCCTTCTTGTGCACCAGGGCGCCGTCGTCTCGCACGTACACGCGCCGCTCCTTGCTGCCGAAGCCGCTGCGTGCCGAGAGGGGCACGGACAGGTCGCAGAAGACCAGTTGCGTTCCTCGGTCGCTGGTCCACTTCTGGTAGGTGCCCAGCATGCGGTCGACGGCGAGATTGATCTTCGAGCCCTCGAAGTCGGGCGCCGACGGGTCGATCAGGCGGAAGTCCAAGCCCGCCTTGTTGGCTTGGCCGGTCAGCGACAGCGCGTTGACCTTCCCCTTCGTTTCCTTCGTCAGCCGCTTCAGGTCGGCGAACTGGCCGAGGATCGACTTCGGGTCCACCTTGATCTTGGGCGACAGGGCGGCTTCGACCACCAGCAGCTTGGCATCCTCTTCGGTCTTGGCCGAGCCGATCAGCTGCCGAATCTCCTTCTCGTCGGGCTGCGGCACGCGGGTTTCGGCGCGCCAGCTGTTGCCGTCCTCGGCCTTCTCGATAACTGCGCGCTCCCCAGCGGCCGGGTTGAACCCGAACTGCACTCGCCCGCCCTGGATGTCCAGTTGCGGCACGCCCATGAAGTTGGCCACCTCCGGCGAGCGCTTCGCCACCACGTTCACCGGGCGGCCGCCGGCCACCTGCGGCACCGGGAATGTGCGGCCTCGGGCTTCCTCTTGCGCCTTCAGATCGTCCAGCGTCACCGTGTCGGCGAAGGTCTGGTACATGCCCATCAGCGCCGGCAGGTTCTTGAACTTGGCGAAGCGCGAGGCCTGGCGGTAGCCGGTCCCAGACGGCGACACCTCGTACAGCGATTCCACGCTGCCGAACTGCTTGGCCCAGGCGTCGAAGACGTGCAGGCCCTGCGCCTTCAGCGTCGGGTACTGCAGGAACCGCTGCATATTGAACATTTCCACCAGGCTGTTGGAAACCGGCGTGCCGGTCGCGCCCATCAGCGGCGCCTTGTCCCCCAGCGCGTCGAAGAGGTACTGCGCCTTCACGAACAGGTCGAACGCCTTGTCCGAGCCGCCGGGGTTGCCCATGCCGGGCACGCGCTCCATGGTGGAGTTGTAGAAGAGGTTCTTGAACTCGTGCAGCTCGTCGATGGCGAAAGCATCGACGCCGAGCTCGTCGAAGGTCACTACCTTGTCGCGCTCGCCAAGGGCTTGCACGCGCTGCTTCATGCGGGCTTCCAGACGGGCCTTGATGCTCTCCATGTCGCGCACGACATTCCGGTCGCCGCGGGCGCGCTTCATTTCGCCGATGCTGTCGGCCAACTCGGTAATCTGCTCTTCCAGCACGGCCTTTTCTGTCTCGGCCGGCAGCGCGATCCTCTTCAGGCTGGAATGGCCGATGATGACGGCATCCCAGTCGCCGGTGACGATCTTGGAGAAGAACTTCTCCCGATTGCCCTTGGTGAAGTCGTCGGGCGTGGCCGCCAGCACGTTGGCCGCCGGGTAGAGGCGCGAGAACTCGCTGCGCCACTGCAGGGTGAGGTGGTTGGGCACCGTGACGATCGGCTTGCGCGCAATGCCCAGCCGGCGCATTTCCATGATGGCAGCCACAACCTCGAAGGTCTTGCCAGCACCGACGACGTGATCCAGCAGGATCTGGCGCTGCTGAAGCGCGCGCCATACGGCATCTTTCTGGTGCGGCAGCAACTCCATCGCGGGCGACATGCCCGGGAAGGTCATATGCGAGCCATCGAAGCGCCGCACCACGATGCGGTTCATCTTGTCGTTGTAGATGCCCGCCACACGGTCGGCGCGCTCAGGGTCGCTCCACAGCCAGCGCTGCCATTCGGCCTTCATCGCGGCCTGCTTCTCGCGCGCGGCCTCCGTTTCCTTCTCCAGCACCACGGTGCGGGTACCACCGTTCGGGTCGCGGATGGTGTCCGTGACCACCACGCCCTGGCCGGCCATCGTGCGCATGAAGATGTTCTGCGCGGTCATCCTGCCAATGCCCCACTTCGCCGTGTTGAGCGCCGGGTTGGGCTGGGACGTGTAGTCCACCAGCCATTGACCGGTGGCGCGCAGGTAGGTGACGCGCGCGTCGGCGCCGGTCACTTCCTTGGCGAATTGCTGGAATAGTTCCGACGGTATGAAAGCCGCGCCCATGGCCGCGTGGATCTCGCTCGGCCGCTTGTCGGCCGGAATGACCTTGCGCAGGGCCTCCACGTTGCGGCGAAGCGCCGGGTCGTCACGCGCGGCGGCCTCTGCTTCGGCCAGCTTCGTCTTCACGTCGCCCGACAGATATTCGTCGGCCATCACGAGCCCGTTCACCGGGTCGGCATACACCACGTCACCAAGTTCCGACACGATCTGGGCCGGTGACTTGTCGTACAGCGTCGCCATGTAGTCGGCATCCAGCCGGCCCTTGTAGTTCAGGCTGGCCAGCAGCGCGTCCTTGGCGTTGCTCACCTTGATGTTGTCCGCGGGCGGGAACATCACGCGCCGCGCGAAGATGTCGGCCTTGATTGCCTTGGGCGCACGCGGCTCGATGTCCTCGCGCTCGGCCACCGCCTTGCTCACGCCACGGTCGTAGTCGAACTCCAGCGCCAGCACCAGGGCCGACTCGGTGTCGTCCAGGAAGATGCGGCGGTTGGTCGGGTCGTTCAGGTAGCCGTACTTGCTCTGGAACCCGTCATAGAGGCGATTCAACTCGCGGCGGTGCTGCTCGATCTGTCCGTCGGTAGAGTCCGGGGAGCGCTCCAGGCGCATCTGTGCTCGCAGCGCGTCGCGCAGGCCAACCATCCCCTTCATGCGCTCGGCAGCCTTCGCGTTGGGCGGCGTCCACGGCTCTGCCGTTCGATTGCCCAGCGAATCCGGGCCGCGCATCTGCACGCGGCCGCTGTCGTCCACGTAGAACGAACCAACCTTCACACCGTCAGGCACCACCACGTCGGCAGCTTCCTGCTCGTGCGTGCGCTCCACAGGCTGATAGAGGTCTTCCGGGAGCGCGGTGGCCCATGCCTTCAGCTGTTGCGCCAGATCGCCGGAGGGCTCCACGGTGTACTCGCCCAGGCGATACATCCCGCCGGCCGCCGCCGGCGTGCCCAGCACCGCATCGGGATTGGTCAGGAAGTAGCTGCTGACGTTGTGCTGCGTCGCCTCGCCGGTCTTCGGGTTGGTCAGGGTCTGCTGGCCGGCCTTCACCCACGCCGCATCGCCCAATCCGCTCGCGCGCTCGGATTCCGTTTTCTTCTGGAGCACCACGATGTCGGTCACCACGTCGGTGCCGGCGTTCTCCTTGAACACGGTTCGCGGCAGCCGGACCGCTGCCACCAGGTTGGCCCGATCGGCGATCCACTGCCGTGCTGCTTCGTTCTTGGCGTCAAGGAAGTTGTGCGACACCACCATCGTCAGCAGGCCACCGGGGCGCAGCTTGTCGATGCTCTTGGCGAAGAAGTAGTTGTGGATCGAGAAACCCGAATACGGCGAGCGGTCGTCATCGACGATGGGCTCCGAGCCGAATGGCGGATTGCCCACCGCCAGGTCGAAGTACTCGGACGGGGCCTGGAAGTCCTGGAACGCGGTGGCCCGCGCCACCTTGGCGCTCGGATACAGCGCCGCCGCGATCTGGCTGGTGAGCGGGTCCAGCTCCACGCCATGCAGCTGCGAGCGCTTGCGCATGCTCGCGGGCATCAGGCCGAAGAAGTTGCCGGTTCCCACCGCCGGTTCGAGAATGCGGCCAGCGGTGAACCCCATGCGCTCGAGCGCATCGTAGATGCCGTTGACCACCACCGGCGCCGTGTAGTGCGCGTTCAGCATCGACGCGCGAGCGGCCTTGTACTCGGCATCGGTCAACAACTCGCGCAGCTCGGCGAATTCCTTGGCCCACTGCTTGTTCTGCGGGTCGAACACGCCCTTCAGCGCACCCCAGCCGACGTAGCGCGCGATCTGCTTGCGCTCCTCCGGGGTGGCCTTGCGGCTCTCGCTGGCGAGCGCCTTCAGGATGCGGATGGCAGCGATGTTGTCGCGGTACTTCTTGGTGAGCCCACCCTTGCCGATATCGTCGGCATCCAGCGTGTGGTCGCCCGACTGGTCGAGCTCGGGCTTTGGCGAGGCCTCGGCGGTCGCCGGGTCGGCTACAGCGTCGGCGGACTGTCGCTCAGGCCGTACAGCTCGGCTATCTCGTGCCTCGCCAGGTGCCGATTCCCGGAGTCGCTGTACGCTCTCCGCTCGGCCTCCTCCTGCTCCTTCAGCGCCGGCAGGAACTCGCTCGCCTCGATCAGCGCCTTCACCCGCTTCGGCCACCCGAGCATCCACCGGTTGGCGATCTCGGTCGCCAGCGCCGGCATCGCGCGCATCGCTTCCTTGATCGGCGGCGGGTAGTCGTTCGGTCGGTACAGTTCCTGCATTTCGTCCATTTTCGTCTCCTGCTTTGGTAGCAGCAATCGGGGCGGCGGCCGGCGCTGCTGCGGCGGCGCGCGACTGAGCCTCTTTCCACGCGGCCGTGTAGTTGAAGGTCAGTTCCTTAAAGCCGTTCACCTGTACCTGGCCCGCCTTCGTGAATGGCGCGCCGCCGGCGTCGAGCGTGAAGCTGTTGCCCTGATAGATCCCGCCCATCGGGCGGGATGCCTTCGGATTGCGGCTGAGATACCAATCGAAGTACGAAGCCAGCGCGGTGCGCGCCGTCTCCATCGTCGTAGCGCGCTGCGCTGCTGGAGCGGGCGAGGATTCGCGCACGGGCTCGCTCAATGTGGGCGAGAGCGGCTTCTTCAGGCGCCCGTCCGCGAGCGCAGCCTTGAAGTCGTCCATCGACATCGCGGTGACCGGACCGACCTTCCAGCCCTTGTTGTAGCTCCCCTTGTAGGCGGCCAAGGCCTCGGCTTCGCTGTTGAACCCCATCAGCGCCTTGGCCTCGTCGTAGGAGCCATCCGCGTTGATCTGGTCCACCACGTAGACCGTCGGTGCTGTCGCGGCTGCCGGCCCGACGAACACATCCACGTGGTCGCCGTCTGCTGCCTCGGAGCCCTTCACGTAGCCGTAGTGTGCGGCCATCGTGTTGCTCCACTCGGTCCCGTCCGGCGAGGTGCCGCTGCGCGTGCTGCCGTGCGGGTTCTCCACGCTGATGCGCAGGCCCTGTACCTCGTCACCGGACAGGTGGCCCATCTTGTAGTTGCCCGCCTCTTTCTGGGCCTGACTAGGCTCGGGCAGGTCGTTCTGCGGGCTGGTGGCGGCTTCGTTCGCCGCAGCATCCACCGGCGCTACCGCTTCAGGCCGGCGAACTGCTTGCTGCTGTTCGCGCTCCAACGCCGCGATGTCGTTATCGATGTCGCGGCGCAGGGGCGTGCCCGGCTCGGCCTCGGCGCGTCGGCGGCGCAAGTCCGCCAGCTGATCGGCCGGCGCAGCGGTTTGCGGCTGCGCATCCTGTGCCGGCTGTTCGGCCTTGGCCTGCACAACGAAACGGCGGTTGTCCGGCACCACTTCGTGCGTGTCCGCGAGGCCCGACGTGTCCACGAAGGACAGCGCCTTGTCGCGGGACAAGAACCATGCGCGCCCTTCTTCCACGCGGCGCACCGCCTTCTCGCGCTTCGCGTTCGATACAGCCGGTGCTGCCGGCGCGGGCGTCAGCGTTGTGGCGGACGCGATTGGCTCAGCTGCTGGCGCTTCTGTTCCTGCCGGCGCTTGTTGCGTGCCTGCTTGCTGGGCTTGGTCGGCTTGAGTGCCAAGGGCTTCTCCTTTGGGTTGCGGTGCGGATTCGGGCGCTGCGCGGCGGGCGCGCGCTTGAGCGATGCCCTCCTGCACGCTGGTCGGCGCTGCGGCAGCGGGCGCAAGTGCGGCCAGTTCAGCTCGCGCGCTGTCGCGCTCGGCGATCAGGCGCTGGTCCCAGCCGTTCGACGCGGCCTGTTGGCGCACGAACTCCAGGCGTGCCCGCAGTTCGGCCTCTCGGTCTTGCGGTTGTCCGGAGATCTCGCCGGTTTCGGCGTTGACGTTCGCCATCGGCACACTGGCGGGTGCCGGAGAAGCTGCTGCCGGCTTCGTGCCCTTGCCGTCGGCGGCTTCGGTCTGAGCGGCGAGTTGAGCGGCCGCGTTCATCACGTCGTGCGCGCCACCATCCACCGCCATCGCGGCGGCAGTGGACAGCGGGCCTGCAGCAGGGTCCAGCCCCATCTTTTCGGAGGGGCGCACGGGCTGCGCTTCATCAGCGAGCGAAAGGTTGCCCGTGCTGAACTCGCGTGCGCCCTGTGGCGCCGCCTCGAACTCCACTCCATCGGTGGGGGCCGTGGGCATCACATCCAGCGGCGGCCGGCTGGCCGGGTCGCGCGGATCGAAGGTGCGCTGCACGCTGGCCAGGCCGCCCGCAACGGCGGGCAGCTCGTTCGCCGCCGCGGCTGCCGGAGCTTCGTCCACCGGCAACAGCGAGAGCTGCTCGCCGGGCACGCGCTCCGCGCTACCGGGCTCCGCCCGATTCGGGGCATGCTGACCAGTCGCGCCGTGCAACAGCGCGGCACCGCCGCCCATGGCACCGCCTGCGAGCAACCCGGCGGCGGCGGCCTTGCCGACACCTTCTCCGACGGGCTTGTCCAGCGCGAGGTTCTGCAGCGCCTGCTCGGACATCGACTGCGGCAGCTCTTCGAGCACGCCCTCGGACAGGATGCCTGCGCCGACCTGGCGCGCGAGTGAGCGCTGAGAAGCCGGCCCGGCGCCATGGATTGCACCCTGCGCCAGCATCGTGTCGGCGTCACCGATACCGAGCCGCTGCGCGAGCCGGCCGCCGAGCGCACCGAAGCCGGCAGTCGCAGCGCCGGTCGCGGCGGACAAGGCCGCCTGTTTCGGCGTGAGCAACCCGTCTTGCGTCTCTTGGCGGATCTGCTCTGCTTGCGAGCCGGCGCCCAGCACGCCCTCGCCGATGGCACCAGCGATGGCAGGCGCCACCTTGGGTGCGACCTTGAGCAGACCGCGCGCCACACCTGCGCCGCCGAGCATCTGCGGGATCGACTCGCCCACGCTGGTAGCGATGGTGCTGGGGTTCTCCAGCATGGTCTTGGCCGTATCGACGAAGCCATCGGCTGCCTGCACCTTGCGATTGGCGGCCTTCTGTGCGTCGGAGTACTGGTCGTCGAGGAACTTCTGTGTCTCCTCGAAGCCGACTCCAGCCTGCTCCAGAGCTTTGCCAGCGCGGCCACCCGTCACGATGTCGGCCAGGCCGACGAAGCTCTGCGGCAAGCCGACCGCGCCCTTCAGCGCCGTGACCCCGACATCCTTTGCGGTGCCGAGCACGGTGCGCTTTGCATCGGGCGGATCGAGCTCACCCGCGAACGGGGTGAGGTTGTGCGGTGTGGTATCGAGTTGCCCGTCGAAGGGCTTGAGAGTTTCGCCAGCCATTGCGCCAGTCTTCCGACGGGCGCTCTGTGCGTCGAACCCTACAGGGGAGCGCTCTGCAGCGCCCTGTCATCAGCCGCCGATGAACCGTTTGCCCTGTGCATCCTCGTAGACCGGCTTCCCGTTGGACGTGCCAACCTGTCGGGTCATCCCCGGAGGGAGGCCTGCTCGCGGCGCCTGACCCTGCTCGACGAACTGTCCGGTCTGGTTGTTGAAGACGCGCGCCGGCCTCGTGACGGATTGCTGGGTGGTCGGGTCGATTTCCTGCCCGCCGGGCACCACGGTGAAGCGGCTCGGGTGCTCCTTGCCCGTCATCGTGCGGATCTGCTCTGCGATGGCCGCCCGCTCCTCGGGCTTGGCCTTCTCGTACTGCTCGTACAGCTTCTCCACGCGCTGGGCGCCGCGAGTTTGAAACCCCTGTGCCTCCTGCCGCAGGGCCAGTTCGCCACGCTGCACATCGTTGGTAGCGCCCGCGCGAACATTGGCGCCCGCCTCCTGCACCGCTGTCCGGCCGGATGCGCCAGCCTGCTGGATCGCTTCGCGCTCCAGCGAAGCGGCATTGTTCGCGGCGGTGGTGTCGCGCTGGAGCGCGTTTCGACCGTTTGCCTCGTCCATGCCGGCCAGCACACGCACCTGGTTGGCTGTGAGCTGTCCGTTTGGCGATCCTCGGTACGGCGTGCTCGCCGCGCCGAACGCGCTCCGGCGCACACGATCCGCGTGGGTGTCGTCTCCGATCACCGTCAGGCCGTTACCAGGTGCGAACCCAGCTGCCGAGCCTCCAGCTACAGCAGCCCGCTCACCGGCTCGCTCTGCGATGCCACGCGCCTCGAGCGCGTCGGCCGCAGCCATGTTCTGCGCGCTCGGCGCCGAGCGTGGCGCGAAGCCCGCCGCGGCAGCGGCCGGCGAGTCGCCGTAGCTGTTGCCCTGCCTGAACACGCCCGGCATGACCTGGCTCGCGGCCGTTGCCGCCGCGCTCGCGGGCGCATCGTTCGAGATAGCAGGTGCGATCGGCGCAGCTACAGGCGCGGCAGTCGGGCGTACTGCAGGCGCCGCTGCCGGGGCGACGGTCGTTGCCACAGGCTTCGCGCCACTGCCCCAGCCTTCGCCCACACCGGCGAATCCCCGGCTGGTCGGCGCAGGTGCCGCATCAGCCTCGCCCTTGAACAACGTCGAGCGCGGATCGTTGAATGCATCGAGCCGTCCTGTGCCCTCCTGCACCTTTGCTGGCTCGAACGACGCGGGGCCGGTTGCAACGTAGGGCTGCATCATGCCGCCTCGCGTCCCCGCCGTCGGCTCACGCCTGAATACGCCGAATGCAGCCCCTTGGGTCTGGGCCAGTGGGCTCGTCTGCGATGAGGGCGCCGGTGCGGGCGTGGCTGCAGCCCTCTCGTTGGCGGCCAGCTGCAGCGCCTGCGGACTGGGCGGCAGCGAGGCCGTCAGCATCGGCAAGGGCGCAGGGATGCTGGCGCTGACATCCAGTGAAGCAGCGGATGGCGGGTTGCGCGCCTTACGGGGATCTTCATCAACCAGCCCACCGTCGGCGAAGAATACCGGCGGTTCGGCCGCGCTCGGCGCGAAACCGCGCGGGCCTGGGGCCGATGCATGGGTAGCGTCCTTGATCGCGTCGAGCGCCTCCACGCCGACAGCATGTACCTGCTCGGGCGGCAGTTGGTATTCGCCGTTGCTCAGGTTCACCGGCACCTTCTCCGGGCTGAAGCCCAATGCGGCCACGCCGTCCTCGCCAAGCTGCTCGGTGGAGTCCGCCGGCATGATGTAGCTGCCCGGTCGAACCTCGGTTTCGATGCTGTCGGAGGTGCCGGTGCCTGGCCCACGCACCGGCCCACCGTCTTTCAGGCCCATGGCCTTCATGCGACGCTCGGTGGCGCCCATGCCCGCGTACTGGGTGATCGCCTTCTCGGGGGCCGGCGCTGGCGCGGGAGGCGGCGCAGCTGGTGTGGCCGCCGGCGCCGCGGCGCCCGTGTCTGAGGGCTCGGGAATGCCCATCACTTTGCGCACCAAGCCGCGCACAAGGCCTCCCTCGGCAAGGTGTTGCGCATGGGCGCGCTTGGGGGCGGGTTTGAAGCCGTGCATGGGTCTACCTCTCGATCTCGATGCGCGCCATTTTTCGGAGAGCCGGCGCGCCAGTCGAACCCCACGGGGGTGCGAGTAACATTTCGCAAAAATTGGAGGTGGGCGACATGAAACGGTTCGTCTTTTTGGCCCTGGTCCTGGCCTCATGCTGTGCTTCAGCGCAGGTCACGAAGTGCACCCTGCCGAACGGGAAGGTCACATACGGTGACGGCCCCTGTCCGGCCGGCGCCGCCGATTCGCGCGTGAACACCACGGCCAACGTGCTCGACGCATCAACAGAGCGCAATACCGCCGCGCGGATGCGTGACGACGATCAGCGACGCGATCAACCAGCACCGGGAGCAACAATCATCGGAGGCAGCGGCGGCCGCACAGCTGGTGGCCCGGGTGCCGCCGTCGACGAGGCAAAGTGCCGCGCGGCGCAGCGCGACCTTGACCTTGCCACGAGCAAGGTGAAGTTGGAGGTTGCTCGCGGAAATCACCCGGGCCCTGCCTCGGCTCCTGTGAGGTCCGCAGAACTGAAAGTTGATGCCGCGTGCGGAACGAACATTGCTGCGACTCGCGCGCGAGCGGTGGCTGACCGCACGCCTAGCCCGCCGCACCCCACTCCCAACACCCAGCCGCCCGAAGCGCCGCGCATCATCACTGACTGCCGCGGCGGAGCGTGTTACGACAACCAAGGGGGCATCAATTGGCAGCAGGGGAATTCCCCCTACTTCACGGACCCGAGTGGCCGCGTTTGCCAGAAGATCGGGGATCGACTCCAGTGCCCCTGAATTCAGGTCAGTAGCTGTAGTTGTAGCTGGTCTGGGTGCTGGTGCTCTTGTTTTCCTGCGTCGACGCCGATCCCTGCCCAGTGATGCCTGCGGACACATGCATCGCCGACATCGCACCCGCCGCGAGCTGCGCGGTGTACTGGCCCAGCGCCTTGGCGGCTTCCAGCGCGATCTGAGCTTGCTGCACCGCGTTCTGCATGCGGGCGGTGTACTCGCTAATCTGCATCTGCGCGTAGGCGATGTTGGTCCGGGTATTCATGTCGGCGAAGCGCGACTGCATCTCGGCGTCAGCCACCACCGCATTCGATTTCGCGCGCCAGCCCTCGACCTGCGCCTGGTAGACCTGCGTGCTGTACTGCACTTCGCGAAGGCTCGCGTCGATGCGCGCCTTGAAGGCGTCCACATCGGCCAGGAACTTTGACACCTTCGTGCGCGCAGCCTCCATCTTGATCTGCGCGCCCTTGACCTTGATTTCCGCCTTGTTGGTCACCGCCTGCACCGTAGCGGCGTAGGCGCGGGACTGCGACTCCAGCACGCCAGCCTTGGCCGCCTCGCCCTTCACGCGGGACTCATAGGCATCGAACTTCACCTTCTCCGCGCCGACCTGCTCGGCGAAAGCCTGCACGTCGGCCCGGTAGGCGTCGAACTGCGCTTTGATCGTGTCAGCGCGCACTGATGCGCCCTGCATGAGGGCCTTGTAGACCTCGACGTTCGACTGCACGGCCTCGATCTTGGCCTTGAACACCTCGACGCGCTGCTGGTTGATCTGGCCCAGCGCGACCTGCCCTTCCACGGCCGTTTTGTAGGCGGTCAGCTTCGACAGCGCCGCGTCCAGCCGCGTGCGGTACACCTGCGCCAGCGTCTCGAAGGCCGCGTTTTGCGAGTTGAACAGCGCGATGCGCGCGTTGAAGACGTTGATCTGGCTCTCCGCCTGGAAGCGCGCCACCTCGAAGAGGCGCTTCGCCATGTTCTCGTAGAGATTGGTGGTCAGCTGCTCGAGTGCCATCCCCTGCTGCACAGCAAAGCGGATGTTCTCGATCTCCCACTGCGCGGCCTGGATCAGGATGTCGCGATTCAGCTCGACCGCCTTCAGCCGCCCCTGCTCGCGGACCACGGCTGTCTGCTTCGCCAGCATGCCCGGCGGCATGGAGAAGCCGCGCGCCGCCCAGGTGTCCACGGCCTCCTGAACCGCGCGCTCGGTTTCCGCGCTGTCGCGCTCGCGCGCTCTGGCGAACAGAGCATCTTCGATGGCTGGCGGCAGCCCAGTACCGCCGGCCATCATGCCCTTCACCTTGGCCTGCAGCTCATCGAGCACCTCAGACTCGTAGACCGGCTCGGCCCAGTTGATGAAGACGTTCGGCACCGTGATGCCGTCGGCGTTGGGCGGCGTGGCGTCGAAAGTCGGCAGCTGCGGAAACTCGAACACCGGCAGGGTGATGCGCTCGAGCGCCTCCATCTCCGGCATCACGATGCTCGGCGCGGCCGGCAAGTCCACCGTGGTGTCGATCTGCGGGCGCTGGGGCGCTGGGATGTCCGCCATGCCCGGCGCGTCGGGGATGTTGATCGGGATCGCGGTCGGCGGGTCGGGCAAGTCGCCGAGGTCGCCCAGGTCCAGGCCGGTCAGCAGCGCGTCGATGTCAATGTCCGCCGGTGACGACGGCATGGTCAGATTGGGCGGCGAGTAGCCTGGCGCGTCGCCCAGGTTGATCGCGGGCGGGTTGGCAACCGGCGCCACCGGTCGGGTGGGCGCGGGCACGTCGGCCACCTGCACAGAGCCAATCTGCGCGAGCGCGCTGCTCAGCAGCGCGTTGTAGCGATCGGCGAGCACCTCCAAGTGCGCCATCTTGTCCGTGACGGTTTCTACCGCCACACCGAGGATGCTGTCGGGTTGAATGCCCATCACACTCTCCTTTTCGTCGGCGCCGCATTGACGCTCAAGTCGTTGATCTCGCCACGCTTCGCGTCCAGGCGAAGAGTGAAGCTGAAGTGCCTGCCGCGCAGCCCGCGGCCGAAGATGAATCGGCCGTTCGTGAGCTCGCCAGCTGGCTCCGGTTCAAGCGGATAGCTGTAGGTTTCGGCCACGCCCTGCTGCGTGGTGGTCACGTCCATCGTTGCGGTGCCATCCAGCTCGTACTCCAGGAAGGCCTGCAGCGGGTGCACCAGCATTCCCTGCCCGAGATCCACCGGCGCCGTGCGGATGGCGGCTGCCTGGGTGGTTCGTGTGTCCAGCGCGTATACGCCGTCCTCGGCCAGGCCGTACAAGGCGCCGTCGATCACCACCAGCGATGTGAACGGCACCGGGTCGTGGCGCGACATGGCCCACGACTCGGTGTTCGCCGTCCAAGCCTGCGCGCGCACGGGCTCGCCGACCATCTGGTCTTCGGCCATCGCGCTGTCGCGCACCAGGTCAACGGCATGGAGCCGGCCGAACGCCTCGTCGCTGGCATGAGCCACCTCGACCACCGGAGCGGCAGCCTGCCGCGTGTCGATCACCTCATCCGAGGCTGTCGCCACCGCCGCCGGCATGTCCGCTGCATGCAGGTTGCCCGTGGTGAAGTCCAAGGCCTGCGCGGCCTCCTGCACCACCGACGAAGCAAAGCTGGGGGCCGAATCGCTGACGCGGGCCGACTCCACCACCATGCTGCGGGCTTTGCGCTGTGCCAGCACCAGGTCGCTCGCGATCGCCGACTCGACCACTACCGAACGCACGCGGTCGATCACCTGGTCGCTGGCCTGCGCGCCATCGGCATGGAGCACGCGCAGGCGGCCCAGTGCCTGATCGGAAGCGGCGGCATGCTCGGCAACAAGCTCGTGGCTGGTTCGAGCGTCGATGACCTGATCGCTGGCCAGCGCCTGCTCGATGACGATGCCGCCGGGCCGGTCGAATACGGCATCGCTGACCACGGCCGCGTCGGCGTGCAGCACCATGAGCCCGAACAGCAGCGCACTCGACGCGCGCGCGATTTCCTCGGTCACGCTGGTCAGCCCGAGCCATACGGAGCTGCTGGCAACAGCGGTTTCTTGAACGTCGTCGCGGTAGCTACTCATTGATAACTCCGATGAAGTGGTGCGCGCTGCGGTTGTCGGCCAGCGCCGTGTAGCCCCAGCGGCGGCGCAGGCCGTTCTGGTCCTGTTCGTAGATGCTGGCGTAGCTGCTGTCGCCGATCGCTACATGCACCGCGTCGCGGTAGAAGTAGGTCTGCTCTTCCGGCGAGAAGCCGAAGTACCAGGAATGCGGAATGTCCTTGTGGGCGACGACAGAGCCGGCGCCCTTCATCGACACGCTGAGCCGGCCCGACTGCTCGGCCGGGAACAGCTTCTCGCTGGAGAACGGCTCGAAGCCCGGCGCCTCGCCGCCGATGACAACGCCGTTCGCGTGGTGAGTGCTCGACGTGCGCGAGGTGTAGGGCCCGCAAACAGCGGTCACGTCGAGGAACCCGCCGGGCGGCAGGTTGAACCAGTTGCCGCTGTCGGCATAGTCGCTCACTTCGGTGGGCGAGTAGACCAGCGTGTCGACGTAGACAGGCACACCGTCTTTCGAGGGCGGATCACCCTTGTTGTGGTTGTCCGTCTGCCCCATGTAGTGAAAGATGTTGTCGTAGCACCAGAGCTGGTAGGAGGTCGGGTCCGCCATCGCGAACTGCTCGGTCTTCTCCGACTCGGCGCGGCCAGAGGTGCTCTCGGTGTAGGGGTAGAGGATGCAGTCGCGCTCGAACACCGGCACGCACGCGGCCACGTCGATGCCGAAGCCCGAGGTGCTCTTCACCGTCGTGCGGTGGTAGTAGTAGCGGGCCCGCGAAAGCGAGCCGACGCAGTACAGGAGCGGCGGCGTGGCGAAGGCTGGCTGGCCGTAGCCCATGTCGATGCCGGTGATGTGCGTCGTGGTGCTGACCGGCGGCGCCACCTGCCGGTCGTCGAATGCCGAGGTGTAGAAGTAGCCCATCAGGCCAGACAGCCCGGTGGTTTCGGTCTTCTCCCACTGGCCGACGATCATGAATTTCTCGAAGGTGCTCTGCACCTTCTCCTGCACCTTGCGCTCGTCGTAGAAATACTTGACCACCTGTAGCTCGTCGTCAACGTAGCAGCCGAAGACGATGGTGTCGCATCGCACGGCGGGGCCGGCGTAGTCCTCCGACACCATCACGAACGACTCGCAGCCCAGCCCGCGCAGTTCCGGAAACTTCAAGCGCCCCATTGACTTCGGGTTCTTGCCCGGCCAGTACATGGGGCCCGTGCCCACCCGCGCCACATTCCCCTGGTGCACAGCGATCGGCTCCAGCTCGAGCGCGTCCCAGTAGTCGTGGTCGGGCCCGTTCGACACCGAAGCGCGCGCCAGGATCTGCGCGGCCGTGGCGCGGCGAATCTTGTAGGCCGCCGCGCGCGAGCGGTGGGAGCCATCGCGCAGCTGCTCGAAGACCCGATCCAGATAGCCGTGTGCGCGGGCGGCCTCGTCCTCGCCGTCGAACTGCCACGAGGCCTTCAACCGCCCGCCGTTGGCGGCCGCGCCCAGCCGCAGCTTCATCTTGTAGGCGTGCGCGTGCAGAAGGCCCGCGTCGTCGCGGTCCCAACAGGTGTTGAAGCCCTCGCTGCCGCGGCTGTTCAGGGACCAACCTCCGGCGGCATAGAAGGCCTGCCGCGTGTAGAAGTCGGCGCAGTCGCACACCTTGATGAATACGCCCGCGCGCCGCCAAGCCTCGAAGTCCTGTTCGTCATCGGGGAACGTCTCACCCGAAGGCAGTCCGCCGAAGCGATCCAGCACCTTCAGCAGCTCGGCATCGCCGACCTCCTCGACGTAGGCGCGGAAGGCGGCGGCGGTTGTCGCCGGCACCAACGGCAAGGGCATGGCGAAGACGCCCCGCGTGCTGATGCGCAGCAGCCAGGGCCTTCCGTCGGTGCCGAACGACACGGCGTTGCCTTCCCCGTGCTGGTAGCGGTACTGGAACTGGCCCTCGCGGTCCGGGAAGCCGGTGTAGCCGGGCAGTCGCAGGCCCGCGACCTCGCGCCGGATCTCGCGCATGAAGCGCTCGGGCACGCGCATGCGGGCCCGCTCGACGGGATCGTCGGGCAGGTCCGCCAGCACCTGCCGGCCGTAGCCGCCGACCACCTGCGCCACCTCGGCCATGGCACCGCTGTACCAGGTCGGGCGCTGCTTCACGTACTGCGTGAACGTGTAGATGCCGCTGTACTCGGGTCGGAAGTAGGCGAACCGGTCGTGGTAGTCGATGCGGAAACGCTGCAGCGCCACATCCTTCGGCGGCAGCTCCTCGTCGTCACGGTAGCCCGCGAGCCGGCGGCGCGTCTGCTCGGTCAGCTTGATGCCCACCCCCTCGCCTTCCAGCACCTGGGCGCGAGTGATGGCGCCGGAGAACAGCATGGGCACGTTCGTCTCGGCGAGGCCGGTGACCTCGTGCTCCGGGTTCTCGTGGCGCTCCAGCACCAGGATGCGGAACACGCCGCCCATGTCGATCGCCACCGCCTGGCGGCCGCTGGGCAGCGCCGCGACGCGCTTCAGGCTGTCCAAAGCGGACAGCTGCTTGAAGTTGGTCGCGGTCCTGGCCAGCCGCTCGACGGCAGCGGCATCTTCCGGGGACAGCTCCGCCTGCTCGGCAAAGCGCCCGTAGGGGCGCGGTGCGTGCATGGATCAGACGGTCAGGCTGAGTCGGTAGCCGATGTCGTAGGTGTCGCCGTTCTGGAACACGCGGGCGGCAGCGTACTTCGTCGCCGACACGAGCGCACCGGTCGTGCCCCCTCGCGCGTTGTTCGTCAGCATTGCCGCGCCAGTCACGTTGAGCTGGCCGGCGGTGGCGATGGTGACCGTGGCGACGGCCGCCATGTTGTCGATCGAACCGGTGTTGGTGTTTGCCGAGGTCCAGGCCGGTCGGGTCGGGCTGGTGTAGCCCTCGGTGAGGCTGACGATTTCGGACGCGGTGGCCGCGAAGCTGGCGGCCGTCCAGTTGTCGGCCGGCGCCGCCGCGCCGCTGAACAGGGCCAGGAAGTAGCCCGCCGGCTTGGCCGTGCTGCCCAGCGCCACGTTCAGGATGTGCGCCAGCCCTTCGATGACGATCTTGTTCTTGGTGCGGGTCCACTCGCCGCCGTTGATACGGTCGAAGTACTCGCCCTGTGCAAGCACGCCTTGACGGGGGAAGTAGATGCCCTGCTCGGTGACATCGTAGGTTTCGCGGTTCAGGTCCGCAGCCAGTTCTTTGCGCAGCGTCGTCATAGGAAGCTCCAGTAGTCCTATGCCGCACTCCTGCGCAGCGAATGATTCCCGGATGCCCGGGACGGAAGACCTCAGACTACAGCGGTCAGCAGGCGCCGGCCAAACACTACAGAGGTTCCGGCACGGCCCGTGATGCCCTTCAGCACGCCCGCATGCAGCTCCACCAGCGCGCCGGAGGCGGTACCGGCGACGTAGCCGTTTTCCGCCAGCCAGACCGCCGCGTCACTGCCGCCTGCGGTGAGGTCACCGCCGAGAGCATCCGGCGACGCGAGGATGGCGCTGCCAGGCACCGGTGCGCGGCCTCCTTTGCGCTCCGCCGAGAACTCGGCGGGCGCGCTGCCGCGAAGGAAGACGACGTGATCGACCTGCCCGACCCACACACCGCCGTCGACAGGCTGCACGAAGGTGATGCGCTGCGGCATCTGAACGAACCCGTGCCGCTCGTCGTGCAGGTGATAGGCCAGTGCTTCAGACCAGCGCAGCAAGTTGCCGCGGGCGACCAGCAGCCGGCCGCGCCAGTACGAGAGAAAACGCCCTGTGGGCATCGGCGACAGGTGGCGGAACTGGGCCGCCGCGCCGAGCTGGGGCAGCAGTGGTAGGTGGATCGACGCGGTACCGGCCGGCCAGTCTCCGGCGCGCAGCAGCTCGCCGCCATCACGCCGCGTCAGGTACAGCCGAACGCCAGTGAGCGTAGGGTCGAGCCAGATGGGCAGAGTCACCTCGAGCGCTCCGCTTGGGCCCACTTCGACGGTTGCGAGCTCGGACGGGGCGGATTCCTGCGCGCCGCGCAGCCAAGCCACGGCCGCGCCGTAGGTGCCCGGCTCCAGTGAGCCTGTGCCGGCAGTCAGCAGCGGTGCGGGCGGCGTGTCAAGCGTCAGGCGCTGCGCCGCGCTGCCGTCGAATGTGAACAGACCTGCAGGCCCGGCTACGCAGACGAGGCTGTTCAACACTGCGTGTTCTGCACCCTCCCCCACCGTAGCAAGCTCTTCGTGCGACCAGTCGGCCGGGTTGATCTTGACCCACTTGCCAGCGAGAGTGCCGAAGGTGTCGCGGTGCAGTGGGCTTTGCCACACGTCGCGGAACCGTGCCGCGCTCACCAGGCGCTCGCCCGTGCGAACCGATGCCTTCCCCGCCGGGGTGATGTCCACGTTCACCGCATCGCGCACGAACAACCGCGCGGCATCGCCGCCGCGCTGCATGGCAGCATCCTCCGAGACGTTGTTGATGCCGGCCACCGGCATGAGGGAGGTGTCGGTCATTAGAAGGCTCCTTTTCGGTACTGATCGGCGTTGCCGTCGGGCCGGATGTAGTGCACGGCCAGCTTGGCATTGGGCACGCCGGCCTGCGCTGCGTCGATCCCCACAGGCACGAGCGTGCGCGCCGCCGGGCCCGACGGAACATAGGCATTGCGCACGTGCATGCGCGCGGCGAAATTCTCCGGGTCGTACTCGCTTGCGAACGCCTCGAAGCCCTGCGGCTCCAGGCCCCGGATGCGTAGCGAGATCCACGCGGTCCCGAAAGCAGCCGCGTCGATGCCAGGCGGAATGGTCGGCATCAGGGGGCCAACGTGGAGCGACTGCCACTGATACGGCGGCTCCCCGCGCGACCCGCCCATCGCCAGCGCGTTGAAGCCGGTGAACTGGAAGGTCCGGTGCAACAGCGACACCCAGGTCACACCGAAGTCCGGCGGCGCGAGGCCCACAGGACGAACGGTCTGCGGCCCCAGGTACGGCCCGCGCGCCACCGCCGGCTGCCCGAAGAGCTGCATGTCGGCGCCGCCGAACTGCTTCACGAACTGCGTGCCGTCACCCAGCACCACCCAGCCCATGCGGTAGGCCTGCATACCCGCCGGCTCCAGGTAGCGCCGGTGCAGCTGGACAGAGGGTGCACCGAGCTGCGCGGTGTTCCCCACGGTCGAGGGCGACAGGATGCCGCGGTAGGTGCGCACCGAGTGCTGCCCAAACCGGGCGCCCGGCCCGTATTCCAGCGTCTGGCCGACATAGTGCAGGTTGGCGGGCGGGTGGTTGCGGATGGCCTGTGCCGGCGCCTCGACCACCGCGTAGATGGTGTGCGGCGTGATTCGCGCGGGCGTCGGCTCGAAGACCTGCACGTCGGGCCACTCGGCCACCGTGAGATAGCGTCTCTTCAGCGAAACGGTGGGCTCGCCGTAGCCGTCCACCTTGATGCCGGCGTCGACCATGACGCCATTGCTGCGCACCGTCGCGTCGCCCAGCGGCGGTGCGGTGATGCCGGGCACGTAGAGGACATACTGGTTCAGCCCTGGCTTGCCGAACTCGCTCTCAGAGGCAATCTCCTGGTCCTGGATGATCCACTGCGTGGCGTACGGCGGTGCACCAGCCCGTGTCACCACCAGCTTGTCGCCCACGCGCATGAAGTTGTTGCCCGGCACCGCGATGGTCTGCTTGCGGTCGGCGATCTTGACCTGCCCGAAGAGCTGAGTGGCGGCGCCATCCGGCGCCACGGGCCGGTACTGCAGCCGCACGAAGGCGTCACCGAACTCCTCCGAGTTCCATCCGTAGCCCCGCATTTCGGGGGTCACGTTGTGCACACGCGGCTCGCCGAAGAAGTCCCGGTGCGTCCACCTGGGCAGGAGGATGTTGAAGTGAATGGACAGCGCGGCCAGCCCGATGCGCGACATGTCATCGCCCCTCGGATCGACGTAGCGCGTGTGCAACTTGACCTCGGGAAGCGGCACGTCGGGCGGTTGGATCGCGTAGCGGGACTCGATGTCCAGCGTCCGAATCGCGAAGTCGATGAAGGCGGTGCCGTAGGCCGCCGAGTCGATGTTCCCGATCCGCAGGTAGTAGCGCCGCGTGTTCTCCAGCGCGGGCACGCCGAAGAGCTGCGTATCGGCCCCGGCCGGCGCCACCACGCGCGCCGCGTTGTAGACCGCGTTCCAGTTCAGCAGCGGCGGCGGCTCGATGCCCTCCAGCGGCAGCAGCCGCACGCCATAGGCGACCAGGCCTGCCGGCGTCGTGCCCGGATAGCCAGGAGGCGTCATGCCAGCCAGCGCGATCACGCGGGCGTTGTTGAACACCAGCGGCTCGCCCACACGCGGCGGCGCGATGCCGATCGCGCCCACCACGCGGTTGCGGTTCTCGATAGCCGTCCACTGCGGCCACGGCGGCGGGTTGAGCCCGTCGGTAGGGTCGTAGTTCTGCACCACGTACTGCCGCAGGTTGTAGACCTGCGCCCGCCCCCAGCGGTATTGCTCCTGCACGTTCGTCTCGAACCCGGGCGGCCGCACGAACGACAGCTGGTTCTTGATGTTCGTGTCGCCCCAGACCTCCCGGAAGCCCTGCGGCGCCACGGTCTGCGATTCAGGGATGACCCGTGTGCCGAAGGCCGACGAGTCCCAGCCCGTTGGCGTGATGTAGCGCGTGCCGCCCACGTTCGGCCTGCCGACGGCATCGAGGAACGCGCCCGCCGGAGCCACCAGCCGCGTGCCCTGGCTGATCCAGGCTGTGCCGAAGCCTGGCGTGGGGATGCCCGCGTTCAGCTGCACATACTGCCGGTCGTGGCTCACCCGGTTGGTGCTCGCGAAACCGGTGGCCACCAGCCCGCTCGGCAGCAGGTATCGGGTGTAGAGCCAGACCATCGAACTCGTGCCGAGCGCCGGCGGCACGATGTTGCCGGCTGCGATGTACCGGTTCCGGTTGATGATGGTCGGGTTGCCACCGGCCATCGCATCGAAGCCACCTGGGAAGAGACGCCTGTTCTTCAGTACCACGGCGGCCGCGCCGAAGCCCGACAGATCCACGCCCGTGGGCGTGACCTTGCGCTGTCCGAACGCCACGAGGGCGGCACCGAACGAGAGCTGGCTGGCGATGCCCGTTGGCCGCAGCGCGCCCGCCGCATTGCGCACCTGGTGCGCGCCGACGGCCAGGCTGTCGAACCCACCCGGCGCAACGTAGGTGAGGTAGTTCTGGATCGTGGCGGCGCCGAAGCTGCACGAGTCCCAGCCCGTCAGCGGGATGTACTTGTCCTCTGACGGCAGCGTCCAGAGCCCATCGCGCACGCCCACCGCGGGTGTGTAGGCCGGCTTGCCCACCCAGCTCGCATTGATCGTCCAGCGCGGCGGCGCGTACTGGTAGGGGAAGATCGCGTACGTGGAACCGAAGGCCAGCGGCGTGAAGCCCACCGGCCGCACGAACTGCTGCTGCGTGACGAAGGGCGTGCCCGTCGCCTCGGACAGAAAGCCCGGCGGATTGACGTAGGCGCGCTGCTGGTCCCAGGTGACCGACAGGGATGCGCCGATGGTGCGGATGTAGACCGGCTTGCCGACCCACGAAGCGGTGATGGTGTACTGCGGCGGCCGGTAGTAGAGAACCTTCGTCAGCGCGAAGGTCGTACCCCATTGGGTCTGGTCAGCGGCACCTGCAGCCGCCACGAGCTGCTGCCCGATGACCGTTGGCGTGCCCATGCCGCCCTCGGCGCTGGCCGGCTGGTAGATCCACTGATTCGGCGTGACCCAGGTGCCGAGGATGACGCGCGCGGGCCCTCGGTAGGTCGGTGCCCCGACCCACGAAGCGTTCAGCGGGCTGGTCGGGGGCGTGTACGGCATCGCTAGACCGGTTGCGGCTCCGTCTGCGCGTAGAACAGGTCGTTCAGCAGCTCGCCGGCGGCCGTCATGAACTGCACGTCGTAAGGCCCGATGTCCGGCACGCGCAGGTCGTAGTTGCCGGTGCTCGCGCTCGAGGTGGTTTGGGCGGCGAGCTCACCGGTATCTCGTCGATGCGCGCGCACCACGCGCGCCACGGGGTTGTTGCTGATGTCCCGCACCGTGCCCGTGATCTTGTAGGGGGTGTCGTAAGTGATGACAAATGGCGTCAGCGCGCCAGTGCTGCCCCACATGGCGTTGCGGAACAGTGGCGACTGCGCCGGGAACGGTGCGCGCGTGGAGATCCTGAACTTCGACATCGTCCGGGTTGGCGATGTCGAACCAGTGTTGTGGCGGAGGTAGACCGCGTCCTCCGTTGGATCTGGATCGACCGTCAGGCTGTAGCCCGGCCCGATCACGCCACCGGTCGTCAGGGCAGTGAAATCCGTGAAGACCTGGGTGTCCGCATTGAACTCCGCGATGAACGGCGAGGT